GTAAAGGGAGTCTGTTCATTTATTTAGTGGACCTCGCTCCATCTATCGCCAATGGACACTTCAGCTAATGCAGGAACATCGCCCAACCACTTTGCTTCAGCATTTTCCATTGTAGTTTTAAGAATCTCAGCCCAATCTTCTGCAATATCTTCTTTAACTAAAAGAATCAATTCATCGTGAACGGCTGCTGCAATCCTTACTTTATCTTCGCCTGTTTCTTTAACTTTGGCCCATAAATTACCTAATGCACACTTTAATATTGCAGCACCAGCACCCTGTATCGGTGTATTACATCTAACAGTAGTTCTGTTAAGATCACCTTTTAAGAATCTACGCATATTAGATACTGGAACTCTAGTCTCAGGCCATTCATCCCCCTCGGTGGATCGTGAAAGATAATTCATCTCTCTCTGCCAATCTCGAATACCACTATATGTAGTGAGCCAATTATCACGAATTTTTACAGCTTCATCATTTGTCATAATGACACCACTGCTTCCAGCATACTTTCGTAAACCTTCAGCACCAGCACCATACAGCAGACCAAAGTTAGCGGACTTAGCAATCTGTCTATCGCATCCCATCTGTTCAGCCGTATAGTCATGTAAATCTTCGCCACGTTGAAATGCAGCAGTCATGTTCTTGTCTTTAGCTAATGCAGCAGCAAGACGTAACTCCATCTGCGAAAAGTCAGCATCAACTATCTTCCAACCCTGGGGAGCTTGCACACACTGTCTAAACTCTGAATCTCTCGGTATCTGTTGATTGTTTGGCTTGATACTGGACATTCTTCCTGTATCTGCACCTAACTGCATATAGGATGCTCTAACAAATCCATCATCTGACATCTTATCCTGTATGCTTTCTATCATTTGTCTACGTTTCTCTCTACGTTTCCAAGTCATAAGTGTTTGGATCGTAGGAGAATCAGCAGCACAATTCTTCAAAGCATCTTTAGCAACACTCGGTTTACCATCATTATTCACTGGTGTATAACCTAGAACTAATTCAAGTTTTTCTAGTAATTGCTTAGAACTCTTGATATTGAATCCTGCATACTTTTTAGTGCCTAGTCTTTTTGATCCTTGGTCTTTCGCACGAAGGTTGAATGAGCCATCTTCATTTCTAGGTAACTTTTTTCCAGATGGTAAGTCATTATCAAGTTCTCTGATAAATTCGTTACCCAATTCTTTAATGTCATCTTCATAGTCAATTCGACATTGTTCTAACTCTTCTCTATTCCAGGGTAGCCCAACTCTCCACATCTGAGCCATAGCTGGAAGTGCTTTACATTCCAGTTTAAAAGCTCTGCTTAATTCTGCATTTCGTAGCTTTCGCTCTAGCACTTGGTCTAATTCAAGCAGCACTTCAATATCTTTTGCAGCATAGATTAGCTGTTCTTTGGATAGATACTCAGCACCCCAATCAGACTTTTGCTGTTCTTTAGATACATTCATATCTAGCTGTCTTTTAGCTAGTGCATCAAGCCCATGCTTAGTCTGCGGAATACCATTAGTAAGTAATCTGCTAGCTAACATACTACATCTGACGAATCCTTCGGGATGTATGCCATGTTCCTGTAACCAGCCAAGATCAAACACTGCGTTGTGTGCCAGCCAATATCTATTGGTACTACTGAAAAATTCTTCTAAATAGTTCCAATCGCTACGCTCTAACTCAAAGCAGTCAATAACTACTATGGTTCGAGAAGAAAAAGACCCCAACTGAATTAGTCGGAGCTTACCTTCTTCTGGTTGTAGCTGTAATGTTTCTGTATCAAACGCAAGACTATGAGCAGTCTGCAATCTTTTTAGTTCTGATATTCCGTAATAGACAGAATATTCTTGTTTAGTAATTGTTGAGGTCATGGGAGAACCTTAAATATGTGCTTTATTACTGTAGCACAGTAGACTAACTTGTCCAGTAACTTATCTTCTTTTGTAAAATAGTTACACTAAGTTGTGTGCAAATTGAGACATCTAATCCGTATTTAACTGCCTGTAATACTTGGCTGTGAAAATGGTTCTTATCATAGTACTCAACTTGGTTTACCTTTTCAACTTTACTTCTAGTAGCGTCATACTCCGTGTAACGTACAGTAGCTAGTGGGCTATCTTCTCTGGGATTTTTCTCTTGGTAGATAGTAACATTGACAGTTCGATCACTCACTATTTTCTTGCTCCATTTTCTCGTCAATTAATACTCTAATTATGTGAGACATAGATGTAAAGCGTTTTTTCTTACTTCTTAACCATTCAATTTGATAGTCAGGAATCAGTAAGTTAATTCTATTGGGCATAATAAATTTCATTTGGAACAGGTATCCCCTCGTTCTCTAAAAACATACGAATAATGTATGGATCGTACCCCCATACACCTTTAGGCCAATTAGAATCTTGAACTTTAATTCTAATTCTGTTGTGTTTTCTAGTAAGATCACGCAGTAAACCGCTTATGTCACTTCTTTTTTCATTTGTTTTCCAAACATCACCAATTAAATTATCAACTTTCTTAACTGAGTAATAACCTTCCTGACCTTCTAGATTTTGTGCCTTTTTTGCAGCATATTGAGCAAACCTTAAAGCATGATTAGCCGTGTCATCTACTTTATCAATTTTTATTTCCTGTTTCTTTTGTCTTGCAAGTAATTTTTTCTGTAGCTCTAATATAGACATAAAATCTTCGTCAAAATTATCTAAATTAGAATTGTAATTAGTAAGATCGCTCATCTTTTATTATTTATTACTCACATTATACACAGAAGTTACTCAAGATCAACAATATTATCTTTACCCTCAACAATAGATTCATAGTTTATCTTCGCAGAGTCCAGTGGCGATAACTTTGTGACCTCTGTATTCCAAAATTTGTCATCTTCATCTTCCTTATACACGTCAGATAGTGTGGCAAAACTATTATTCGTTCCAGTGGAAGGGGTTTCATTGACAATTTGTTTTGGCAAAACCTCATTTGTGTCAAAACTACCCACTGAAGAGGTTTTGACAATTTTAGGGTTTTGACAATTTTCTTTGTCAATCAAATCCATTGATATATCTACATTATTAAGTTTTGACATACTTTTCCCACGCTTCGTGTACGGAACAATAGTCTTACCAACTATAGGAGCGACATAATATACAGGAGGTCTACCACCTTTGGAACTTACATTTACAGGAGTATCTACTCTTTGTATAAGTTTATTTTTCTCTAAAAATTCAAAAATATATCTAAGGGTTCTCTTTCTAATACCAGAACTCAGCCCCATACCTATTGGATCGTTTGCTATGTCTGCTACACATACAGGTTTTTCACTTTTTCTAATAAAATTAAGTACATCAACTTTTTTCTTTTCCTGTGGATTGTCAGTCATCATATCTTCCATATAATGCTTAATTTCGTAAGTAAAATCTGGTTTCAGTACAAATATCATTTTTGTGCCCTCTCTACCTTCTCTGGATTTTTCAACAGTAATTAATCTAGAGTTAGGAACTAAAGATCTTTCCATTAATTCAGCAGCCG